CGGCTTAAGTTAGCTCGCTTACCTTGAGAGTTATCTGCTAACCAGAGTGAATGTTGCTTAAGTATTTCTTTAATATTCATTATTTATTACCCTTACATAGTACACCAACTAAGTCTAAGTATTGTTGGGCGTGCTCGTTGTCACCATGTGTCTTTATTACTTTAGCTATGAATTCGTCTAGCGAACCTTCGAAGCATCCACGTTTAATATACCAACCTTTATCACCGCAACTATATAGCTCAAGTATACCGTTTTCTGAACCTACGTTATGTATATGATGATATCCACCATCACTAATAAAGTCTTTAGCTATAGTCACATTACATAAGTTAGCACGGTGTAAGACAGCACCGCTTAAGTTAGCACCACTTAAGTCAGCACCACTTAAGTCAGCACGGAATAAGTTAGCACCGTATAAGTTAGCACCGCTTAAGTCAGCATTACTTAAGTTAGCATTACTTAAGTCAGCACCACTTAAGTCAGCACGGAGTAAGTCAGCACGGCGTAAGTCAGCACGGAGTAAGTCAGCACCGCTTAAGTTAGCACGGCTTAAGTTAGCACCGCTTAAGTTAGCACCGTATAAGTTAGCACCGTGTAAGACAGCTCGCTTACCTTGAGAGTTATCTGCTAACCAGAGTGAATGTTGCTTAAGTATTTCGTTAATATTCATTGTTGTCACCTTGTTGAGTTAGTATTGAATGGTTCTGAGCCTTACGAGTACTTTCAGACTTCAGAGCTTGCTCTTCCACTTCTTTGCGAGTGGGCATATTGAACGTGCTTTTGTTTGTATTGAATAGACTACTTAGCTTGTGCTTGAATATATGTATTAAGACAACACAGACTAACTGAACGACTAGTATTAATACTGGTACTATCAAATAGTAATGATATGGATCCATAGGCGTACTCCGTATATAATTATAATGATTTAATGATTGTGTATTGTTTGACAATTAATATAACTCCTCACTGTCACACTAGAGATACTGACAATTGGCTTGGCAATGCTGTTAAGTTGATGAGCAATGATGTTAAGTATACATAGAGGGGTTAACTTGACCATCGCTTTACTATCGCTTGACTATCGCTTTACTATCGCTTTACTATCGCTTGACTATCGCTTTACTATCGCTTGACTATCGCTTGACATACTGTTAGTGTATAGTCGTATATTATTTTAATATCGCTTTACTATCGCTTGACATACTATTAGTGTATAGTCGTATATTATTTTAATATCGCTTTACTATCGCTTTACATACTGTTAGTGTATAGTCGTATATTATTTTAATGTTTTAATGATTTTCCCCCGGTATAACTATATTTATATAATATATATTAATATATATATAATCATTAAAACAGTATAATAATATACTATTTGTAGCGAAAAGCACACTATTTACTTTAGTTTGTATAAATAGTGTACTAATCTCTAATAATATAAGACTATAGTTCGTCAGTGCCGTGACCATCTGCTCTTGGTACGATAATTTTAGAATCCTCAATAAGTTGGTCTTGTACTGACTTCAAGTCTTCAGGTAACAACTCGCCGTTAACTACTTTAGTTATAAGCTCTGCTTCTGCCTGTTTCTTGGCTCGCTGTTGTTTAGTCCAGTTAGACACACCTTCTTTACACATCGTATTCAGACCTGTGGCAGTGCCTTTCTTACTACCGTACTCAGCGACAGTTACGTCTTCCCACTTCTTGTGATAGTAACAATAAACATGAGTGACATTACCGTCTTCATCTTTAATGAAAGTTTGAGCCTTACCACTTGCATTGTTCTTCTTTGCCATCAACTCAATTAGTTGAGGTAACACAGTGCTTACTTTCTTGTTCTTATTATCAACTAATAAGGTGTACAACTCTTCAAATTGTTTCTTAACAACAGTCATAGTATATCTCCATCGATATTATTGTGTGAAATCTTCACACTTAGTTAGGTTCGCATAGTATTATAAAGTATATAACACTATAAGTACACAACTATTTAACTATAGATACGATGTCAAATTGATGTAATGACGATAGTCGAGCGACGTGTTCAACTATCTCTTCATCAGTGGGTTGACCGTACAAATACGTTGTACACAATACTTCATCGCACTCATACACTATAACGACTATGTCTAGACTCTTTAAAGTCTCATTGTTTGATATCATTGAATGACTCATGTTTGTCTCACTTATTATTAGTTATATCGAATATACAGTGTTGAACTAATTCATTCATACTAAAACCTTTATTAAAGTCTTTAGTAAAACCCCAAAGCTCAAGTATTGTAATTACTTCAATAGTATTACTAACGTTTTGTCCACCTTCAAGATAATCTCGAAGTTTCTTTAAATTTTGTTCGCTCATTGTTTGTCTCACTTGTTGCTCACTCTTGAAATTAATTATGCAGTAGTTTATTCAATTTGTTAAATAACAGTTTGGAACATGCTTATATCATTTAGTTATGGTCGACTATCTATTAATGTGCGCACGTGCGAATACCAGGTTATTAACTAAAAGTAAACAAATTATTTAGATTATTTTTGAATAGATTTATATCATTTAGTTATATGCATCTAAGTGTCTAAGCATCTGAAGGTCTAGAAGTATGGAAGTGTGGATACCTGGACGTCTGAAAGTATAGAAGTGTAGGTGTCTGAAAGTCTAGAAGTCTAGGGCCCTAGGGACGATTGCCTTGTGATTGTTATTGGGTCGGGCCGCTAAATAATTTGTACCGTAAAGGTATTTTAATAAATTTATATAAAGTACATCCGCAGTGTCACTACAAAGCAAAACCCCCTGCATTCGCATTACCACGCCCTTGGTAGAAGTTTTCCAGTTTACTTTGATGCTGTTCCGCAGATTCAATTGTGTTTCCAGCAAGTTGACGTATAACATCAGCACCATGCGAATATTCATCATGTACAGGTGTAGTTTTCCAACACTGAAGTTTCTCATCCCACTCTTTACTATAGTTAAGCAAGCAGTCTATAGTATATCTACATGATGAGTCTATCATTAGATTAGGTATTATTCTGCGTACTGCCTCAATTCCATTCTCTATACTACTCCTTGGTAAAACATCCAGTCTCCACGATAACCCGTTCTGCTTCTTATATTCCAAGGCAACATCATAACGGCTTTTCGCACGCCCACCACCTTTAGCTATGCCGAGTTCGCGAACCTTAATATCATGGGGGAATCGTACAGCACGAATATCATATGGAGAATCTTTCATGTAGTCCATGTAATGTGCTAGTGCATACCCGTTGTTCCAGTATTCATGTATGATGCGCCATTTGCCTCGATACCACTGTACAAACACAAGTACAAAGTAATCATCAACGCCGAGGTCGACATACACATCAACAGGTAAGTTTTCATCATGCAGACCCTTGACAATGCCGCCCTTGCGAACAACATCCTCGTTAAATTGGCGTGCGTAGAATGTGCCGTCGCGACTCGCTGTAAATGCCTCTTCTGGGGTGCCAGGGTACTCTTGGAATATGTCACCGCCGAGCTCTCTGCGCTGTGCTATCCAGAAGTTTTTCTGTTGTTGAGTGAGGACTCTGCCTGTCTTGGCCTCGAGTTCGCTGAAGTACTCTTGTGCACTCTCGTCTACGGCTTGTTCAACGTCCAGTAAACAGTCAGGGTCATCGAGCCAGGATAGGAATATTGGGTAGAAGTCCTTGGGTGTCATTTGCCCTGAGTTCAGAGCTAGGACCGACTCATCCCACATAGTCTTAAACATATTTTTGCCTTCGGCAGTGGACTCAATCGCGCCTGTGTTACCTTTAGCTAATGCTTGTAGTGTCCCTGTCTTGACCTCTTTAGCTCGCTTGGGGTACATATTAGCTATTTTACCCATCTCAGAGATGTGAAGTCGCTGGAGTGTCGTTGAACGGAAGGATACACGAATAAATATAGTTGAGTTGTTAGAGAAAGAGAACTCTTTTGTATTATCTTTCTCTAATGTTACGCCAGCAAAGCGTTTGACGTCGTCATCAACTGTGTCCCATAGGAATTTTGTACGTTCAAGTAGCGTAGAAGCTTCATCTGTACCTTGAGCCATGAGTCCGATGTTCATAAATGGTGCCCACATACCGTCGTCGAAATAGCAAACAAGCCAGAATGTTGATATACCCTGCTGTCTGGACTTTAGAATGATAACGCGCGGGTGATTACGAGTAGAAGCATATACTTTGTGCTGTGCGTAGTTCATTCTGAATACTACAGGCTTACCGTATTTGTCTATGACGTGGTAAAGATTGTTCAGTCGCCACAACTTACTACTAAGGTAGCGACGCTCAAATTCTTCGGATGATATGCCGGCTGGCGGAGGGTTATTAAAGAAGTCATAGTAACCTGCCAGGTCTGGATATAGGTCATTAAACTGGTCTTCTGTTATTCGTAAGTTAATCACTAGGCTTATCTCCTAAAAATTGCGTATATTTAGGTGAGCCATCGCTACCGAAGTTGTTCTGAACATTGACTTGCGTCATATTCTTGTTAAGAAATGCTGTTTGCAATTTGCAAAGTATGTCAGCAGCAATCTCAAGTTCAGACATGTGGTCAATACTCATAATAAGAGACTTAACTTGAGTATTAATTAGTGTTGCTGTCTGCTGGAATTGGACACCGAGAGTTTCAAGACCTTCAACTCCATTAGTTAGGCTTTTAGTGTTAACACCCAGGTCACTTAAACTAGCTAACTTATCATCGACCTCAGACAGTATAACTTTGTCTACATCTAAAAGTTGGTCGACAGTGTTATTAGCTCTAGCATCTTTGAATTCTCTTCTTAACTTAAGTATAGCAGCATAACTAACATCTAGCTCTTCAGCTATATCTTTAGGTTCTACGTTTTGTTGCAGTAAAGATATTACTTTATACTTTTGATTATCGTTCATTGTGATTATCCATATGCTCTTGTTTATACTTACGTAACAAGTTAACCACTAAACCAGAGAAGTTTAGATTCTTACGTTCGCAATGTTCTTTTATCTCAAGGACCATCTCTTCATCTTCAGGTCGCTTGGTTTTCGTGCTAAAAGGGAATATCGCCATTTTATTTGCCAGTTCCTATTAAATTTATATAAATTATGTCGTAAAAAAGTGTACTTGTAAATAAATTTATCATATAATAGATACAGTAGTTAATGGTAACTGCATAATTAGAGGAATTCACCATGTCAGGTAACGAAAATGGTACTCCGACCTTTGAGAGTCGGGTAAATGAAGTAGTAAGTAGTTCAACTGTAGACGACAAAGGTAATCTTGTATTAGCTGAAGGCGTTGAAGCGGATGAGTCAGTATTATTTGCAGCTAAGCAAGTAAAACGTTTTCGCGATACTCAAAGTGCTTTTACTAAGAGTCAACAAAAAATTAAAACGCTGGAAGCTGAAAATGACAAGTTAGCAACGTCTTGGGAACAGGATGCAGTAGCTAATTTAAGCAGTTCAGAACAAGCTCGTTTAGAAGAACTTAAAACTCAAGACCCAGATGCTTGGCGTACTGAGATTAGTGATTTAGAAGCTGACAAACGTACTAAGTTTAAAGAAAAACGTGCAGCTATCACTCAAGAAGCTTCGCAATTGACCGAATTAGAACGCCGCGCTCTTCAATTAGA